GCGTATGTGTCAACATATACTTTCATCGCACTGTTTAAAGTACCAACGAATTTTTGATTTGTTGGAGCCTCAAACGCACCTTCTGTTGTTCTTGCGAACGCAGAAGTTGTTGCAGACTGAAGTATAGTTAATGCTTGTGGTGATACCACTGCATAGTTACCTGCACCACGTCTTGTTCTTTGTGCGATTTTGTTAGCAACTCTGTTGATTAATACAGCCAAAGCCGCGTGTTCATCACCTACGAACGTTGCCGTACCTGATACTGCCGCTTGGTTGTATGCTTCTTCAGTAGCCGCTAGGGATCTTAATGAAGTGATGATCTCTTGGTCGATTTCAGCAGTTATTTCTTGTGCTAATGCCGCCATGATCTCAGCCTCTACATCGATTCCTTGTTGTGCTTGAGCATCTTGTGCCGACTCAAATGTCCATCTTGCTTGTAACTTTCTAGTTTTTGCTTCAACTGTCTGTTTCAAGATTTGGATTGACAATGCGTTACCGCCAACACCTTCTTTAGATGCTGTTGCGTCTGCTTTTGAGTCGCCGCTGTTACCTGAATAGGCTTGACCGATTTTAAACGGTGATAAAGCCTCTTCACCTGCTGTTACACTGTTTGAAGACGGTGTAGCAGATTGAGTTTCAGCATATCTTACTCTTAGAGTGTGGATTTGTCCAACTGGACCTGTCATTGGTTGTACACCAACGATTTCGTTTGCGATCACAGTAGGCATAACCCGTCTGATCACCGGTAGGATCACTCTGTTCAAAGTTGCTACGTTACCTGCAGATGTGGCACCTGCTGTCGCCGCCTCAGCCAAATACTTTTTAGTATTCTCTAAAGTCGACTCCATGACTGCTTTTCTGTTTCCAGTTAAGCCTTCTAATAACGCACTCTTTGTATCCTGCCAGCGAGTTTCTGTTAGTTCTGACATTTGTCGTTTCTCCTTATATACCTGCAAGTCTTTTAATATCAACAAGTTTGCTGTTGAATTGACCTGCGTTTACTATTTGTTTGTCGCCTGTTACTTCTGTGCCTTCTTTTAAAGCCTGTTTTTTTCGCTGGAGACCTACCGTTAATTACAGCCGGTACATACTTTTCGAACTGTTTTCTTAGTTGTCCGGTCTGTACACCCTCCAGAAGATTTGTCATTATATCTTTTTGTTCAGCATTCAATGGTTGAATTAACTCATTGATAACTGAATCTCTCTCTGCCGTGTTCTTAAGATCTTCTATTTCTTTAACTTTTGACTCGATGATCTTATCTTTCTCATTGGCAGTCTCTTTCGCAGTTTCTAATTGTTGTTTCGCTGTATCGACAACTTTTAGAAGTTTTGAAGTTTCGCTCTTACTATTCAAGAAACTGTTTGAGTATTCTTGACTGTAAGTTTCGAACATTCTGCGACCAAAGTCATTCTTACGTGCCGCTTCAATATCATCTTTTAGTGAACCAATCTCTTTGTTAAGAGTTTTGCCTACTATTTCTGATACTTTTTCAGCGCCTTTTGATATGAAAGTGTTTCTAACTTTTTCAAAATGTGCTTTTGCTTCACGAATTAGACGTACCTTTGTTTCGGCAACGTCTTGTTTGTCTTGATGGAACTCACTAATTTCCTTTGATAGAGCCTCAACCACAAAGTCCTCAAGTTTACTGAAGTTTTCAGCCATAACTTTTTGGTCATTGTGTAGTTCAGCAATTTCACTTTTCAGTTGTTCAAAAACAAACGATTTTAACTTATCTGAATGCTCACGGATTTGAGTAGCATACTTGACTTTTTGTTCTGCCAATGCTTTCTTGTCTTCCGCGAATTCAGCCATTTCTGCTTCGATTCTCTCTGATACCATTTTATCAACAGCATCAGTTAAACTTGCTTTGTCGTGTTCATACTTCTCCGCAAATTCACCTCTCAATTCGGCAGTAACAGTAAGTTTGTTTTCTTCAACTTTCTTGTTCCACGCTGATTCTATTTCCGCTCTGATCTCTTCCGAAATTGCGTTCGTTTCAAAAAGTGATTTCAGTGCTTCTAACATTTTATTTTTCTCCTCTACTTAGATTGGAGTTTTCCAATTATGTTTACTAGTTTTTCTTTTAAGTATTCTTGTGCCTGTTTGTCCCTTGCTGAGTTAAATGCTTTATAACCGCCGTTTGTATTCATTAGATGCTCGTAGATTGGCTTAGGATATGCTCCCGGCGCCGATGGTTGTGCAACTATGTCAACGGTAATAATTTCAAAATCTGATACTTTTCCGGCTCCGTCTTCTGATACATTACCACTACCACGCGATGAGACCCCTAATTTAACTCCGCTTTCCAGCATTGTTTTAACTAGAGCCCCCATCGGTGTTGGTAATACTTTTAATTTTCCGTAACCGTTAGGTCCGTCCATCCACATTTCATTAACCATGTGTGATACACGATCCAAATTGATGTTTAAGCCTTCTGGATGATCAACTTCTCCGAGAACTGAGTATCCGCCCTTGATTTGATCGTTGAGCGTACTGACAGCCCTTTGGATTTCGTTAACAGGGTACACTCTCTGGTTGGCGTTCTTCACACCACCTTGAATGCATATGCCTTTCATATAAAGGCTTTTACCGTTGTTTTCATCCTTGGACTCAACGACTATACCCGCTTGGTCGAAAGTCAGTGTCTCACGTAGTTGTAACATCCGTTTTCCTAATATCAACTATTAACTGCCAATTGCAGATTTCTTAGATGAACCATCTGTTCCGTCTGCTGTATTAGCCTTTGCCGCCTTTGGAGCCGCACTTTTGTTACCAGGTTTGTTGATGTTTCCAGCATCATGCTCTTTAGCCTTTGGTGCAGGTCTACCTTTTTCCTCACCACCTTGGACTAAACCTTTTGCATCTGCTTTTGGATCAGTTCCGCCTGATTTAGCAACTGGAGACGCAGTGTTGTCGCTACCATCTGAATGGCTTGCTTCAACTTTGTTCACGTACTCTCTAATTTCTTCTGTTGCTGATTTTGGAGTAGATTCTTTCGATTCTACTGCCTGTGCTTCTACAGGAGCAAGTTCGGGAGCAACTTCTGTTTCTCCCTCTGCATCTTGACTTACAATCGCTTCGTCTTCTTTGTCTTCTTCGTCGCCATTGTCGTCGCCATTGTCTTCAGCGTCGTCACCTTTGTCTGACATCATTTTTTCAAATTCTGCCTTAAGGTCGTCAATTGCATCTTCCAAGTCAAC